ATGGGACAACGAAGGGCGAAACCCGAAAGACAGCACGTCGAGCCTACGAAGATACCCCAGCCCCTGGTAAAGTCAAGCGCGGACCGAGTGCTTACAATAAGAGATACAAGGCGGAATACGCAAGACAAAAGAAGAATCATCCTCGTTCTGGCTTCGCCGCCCTAGCTAGAAAAACTCATGCAGCACTGAGGAGGAAGAAAAGATGACTCTTGAAGGACCGCGTTTGCTAGACAAAGTGCTAGACGGATTCTCTGCTACTATGGGAGCAGACCCTTCATCATTCCCTGCTACTTTCTCAGGCAATAACTGGGTAGGATTAGAGAACGGACTCGCACCTACGTTTGTCAATAGGACTTACTACGATCTCTCTGGCTATATTCTAAAAGACCTTACTAGTTTTCTGCAAGGCGTGAACATTCAAGAGGCTTGGGGTCCGCGAGGCACTGCGGGGTGTTTCGTTGTAGACCTAATCACCACAGAATATGTGGGTGATGGTGACCTGATGGCGGCTTACATCTATCCGACTCTAGGTGTCCCTTTCCCCACTAGGGATTTACCAGGGTTTCCAGAATCAACTTTTGATATGTCTCAAGTTGTTTATGGAAGAACCAGGGAATATGTATCAGCTGGAACAAACACTAATGCGAATTTGTATTCAGTAACGAATTTCGGCACCGGTGCCGCCTTCGCTGGTGATAAATTATACATTACTAGAATCGTCTACATCGATGCAGATGCTGCGGGTGATTCCACTGTCCAGGTTCCTCCTTGTGATTATGCAACGGCGATCCTGGTGGCTAAAGAAAAGGATCTCCCTTATCTGATGCGCCTAAAGAGATCCTTTGAATTGGCGACGGGGCCTTGAATGGTTGGAACTCGAACAAAATGGTATCGCTCCCTCGCTGTCTTTTACGCATGGGAACAAAAAGCCTGGGCAGATGACCGAAAATTCACTGCTGAAGATATCGATGAAACATTATGGGCAATCGCAGGCCTGGCTCTGATATGGAAAGGCAACATAATCTTAGGAGCAGTTCCGGGGATCGCAATAGTGGAAGCGGTAGTAGTAACTGGTGCTGTTGCTGCATTTGCTATTGGAGGAGTTGAAGGTGTCGAGGATTATGTTGACTTCATCACCACTCCTTCAAAATATCAAGAACGGACAGAAGAATCGCTTGAAACAATCTATGAACATGTAATCAAGGAGCCCCTGGTAGCGGCGGCAGATTGGTACGTTGGCAAAGTTGACCAGGGAATTGATTATGTGAATGATACTTACGACTCAGCAACAAACTGGTATCAAGAAAATGTACCTAAACTATTCTTCACTGGTCCCTATCTACCGTTCTAATCCTCGTAAGGATTCTCGCCCGCCTCGACCTTTCTGGTAAAGGAGGCATAAGCAGACTCGGCATCGAGCGCGGCCCTGAAGTCTGGACTCCCTGAGTTCTCAAGAACTGCTATCTGTCTCTTCAGAGCGATAACTCGGTTCTGCTCGACAGTCAACTTATCGAAGAGATCGGAGTGAGTCTCGATAAGGAGCCGTAGAGCACGACTGACGTTCTCCTTAGAGTCTTGTAGATTCTTCAACCACGAATAGGCCTTGCTTTGGAATGGTATTCTGAACTCGAAGCGGGCAGAGTTCATTGTGCGATCCCTTCTCCTTCCTTGGCTAAATCAAAAGGCTCTTTCCAGGTTATGTATTTTGGATGCGCCATGACACAATAGTATTGGCCAGCAAATACGGGCATGTTACAATCCGCCCACCAGCAGGAATGCTCCCACTTTACTTTCACCGATCCATCATGAAGCAGTTTGACTTGAATGCACTCTCTGAACGAATCTATTGCTTGCTCTCTTTCATATGCATCGTGTGGGATCTCAAGTCTCTCAGCACAAGCAGCATAATGCTTGAGCCATATATTCAGAGCCTTATCTTCATGTGTCCAGATATTGGTTGGCCATTTCATATATTCACCGTAATGTGTAGCATCTTCGTTGGGAGATATCTCGTCCATGTACCCTACCAAACCCTTCGGATATATCAATTCGTCCGTACGTATGGCCTCAAACTGAGCAGATATCCCCTGCTACTTCATAGGCAAACCCCCTTTCGGCAAGTGTCGCCGGGGGCGTGAAGCCTGCTACGCCCGGGTTGGGCTAGGCAGCGACATCCTTCTCCCCACTGCGTGGTGCGAAGATAGTTTACCAGATGCGGAGCCCAAACCAACGATTATAGGAGGCCGTTCTATAGAGTGGGCATGGCCAAATCAATGACGGGTAGTTTTTACTTGACTGAAACAGTACAGATCCCAGCGGCTAGCGCTGCCGGAACTAGATACCAAGGCACAATAGATCTCGGAGCCTACGTGAATGTTCCGACGGGTCAATGTGTGGCCGTGGAGCAATGTGACTTCATCTACCAAGCAGGTGGAGATTTCGGCGGCGATGCTGGTTCTCTAGTGGCAGCACAAGGCTCAATCACCTGCCAACTCACCGATCTAAACCCTGGAACTGCCTTCGTACGAGCAGACGATCAGAGTCTCATCGCTTCTGGTGCTTTGAATATTGACAAAGCCAATAACATCGCTAGCCAGGGAACTGACATGTACCCGGATCAGTGGGGCCCAGAGTCACTTTCTCATGCTTTCATGGTGGTAAACGATACGCTTTACTTTGTCACTGGTCCCGATCTGGCGAATTCTGGCGCTGTCACCGATTACATCACCATTAGAATTCGGTGCCGAGTAGCCAAACTTTCAACCAAAGACTGGATGGCCATAGCGATCCAATCCACAGCATCAGACAATTGAGGCTTCCAAATGCCTCGATACTGTCCTCGGTGTGGCGAAACCCTTCACTCCCATGGGACAACGAAGGGCGAAACCCGAAAGACAGCACGTCGAGCCTACGAAGATACCCCAGCCCCTGGTAAAGTCAAGCGCGGACCGAGTGCTTACAATAAGAGATACAAGGCGGAATACGCAAGACAAAAGAAGAATCATCCTC